GCTATCGCACATTGTACTTGTGGTAACATATTACCATCCCACTTGGCTATATCTCCTGCCCAAACAACTGGGCATTGTGATAATCTCTTAGCCATACATTCCCAATCTTTATATGGGTTGCAACCAATCATGATTTGATGAAAGTCTCTTGTTTTCATGAGACTTCGTACTAAATTTCCACAAATACGCTTTGTGAAAACTTGATTGTGTATGGTGCCAATACGAAACGACCTTGGAACTCCCTCCTTCGAGAGAGCTCGCAGCTCGTCTTTCAACGTTTCACACCAAATTAATCTATCCACAACTTCTTGATCCAAAATGCCTTCTTTGACTTTACCTTCAAATTGGTCCAACTCTCTAGTCATCTTAAGAGTCAAACATCTACCAGGAAAATTAACATATGATGATTTTTCTTTATCACATTTATATCCATTAGAAGAATCCTTGTTAAGTGGTGCTAATAACTCGCCCCCCATAACTACCTCCTCCCATGATAAATCATCAAACTCAGGCACTATGGATTCCAGTATCTTAACTCCAAAATCCATTTGTTGTGAATCAACAGAAGTAACGGCTTTGAAAGATTTTTTAGCAACATCTTTTATTGTATGAGCACCATACTTTGACAAATCCGCCGGCGTTCTTACTACCGGATAAACTCCATAAAGTGGAGACTCAACTAAATTAGATTTAGTTGGAGTGTTAATATGCATTTTGGTATCTAACTTAATTCCACTAAAGTCTGCCAGTGTTTTTTCACTAATTTCGTAAGGTAAAACTTTAGTTTCGGACATCGCTAAGGCCAATTGTTTTTTGACCTCGGTGCTCCAAATTAAAGCTAAACCAGTTCCAGTAGTTTTCCTACCAGCCACATGAATTCCTTTCAATGATCCACTAGTGTTCATTAACACTGTTCCACACATACTCTCACCACGTAAGTTATACTGTACGTAGTTATTAATTTGTGTTTCAAAGGATCCATCTGGAAAGGCATAAATCTTCGGACCTCCA